CGCTTGTGCCGCCACTCGTTACCCTCGATATAGAAGAATCTAAGCAATGCAGGACGGCTCTTTTTCCAAGCGGAAAGAGGCATTCGAGTGATGTTTGCAAGGTCACAATCATCGTCAGGCAATGCCCCGTTGCGCCAATAATCCATAATCAACAGGATGTACGCGCCGTGTTGCTCTGTGGTCAGGCGCGTTGTATCCGCAAGGTAATCCGCGACGTAGAGCGGCATCCAAATCTTGGTGCTGCTCATGGCTTCACCTTTTCAAATTCTTTAAACAAATATTCGCCCATGATAGATTCAAGATCTTTGCCGAGGTTATATGCCGCCTGGTCAGCCTTCCCTTCTAATGACCGATCAAGCCCAATCGCCCCTGAGATCAAAGACGCAAAGAATCTTCTGTTCATCGGCCCATCTAGGGGAACAAAAGAAAGAACCTCAACCAGGTCGTCTTCTTTATGCTGACGATCGTGGCAAACCTCGCACAATACCGATAGCTGTTCGCTCTCATACTCCCATGGTTCGCGCCCTTTGATGTATTGCTTGTGGTGAACATGAAGCGTGGCCTCCGTCTCGCCGCACATTTCACAAGTCCACTCCGCCCGCTGCAAAACCTCAAGGCGCTTCTTTTGCCAAAATGGGCTTTTTAGCTTTTCGCTGTACGTCTTCATGCTGGCCTCCGAACGTGAAACCAGTTGAACAAGCGCCGGACGTAGTACGAGCGAACGATTGATATGGCTGTGAAGATGAGCCCCATGCCGGCCGCGTCGGCGGCGCTGACCTTGAACCCGAACAGGGGCAATACGAGCATATTGGCCAGGACGCTGATCCCGTAGCCGATCGCGACGTTTGCGAACGCCTCGATCATGCTGTGTTTCTTGGACTGACTTTTTGCATTCATGATTCTTCCAAAAAAAATGCGCTTGGATACTTCTCTCACCCCTTGACGGGGCGTTGGCGGACTGGGGACGAACCAGCAGAGAAGTAACCAAGCGCACGTCCTAAAATGACCCCGCCAAGGATCCGCCGAACAACGTCGGTATGGTCAGAATTCTATCACGATGTTTCGTTAATCGAACCAGCGCACTCAAAAAAAATGCGATCCCGTTTGGTTTCAGGCAGTCCCAAATACCATTCGATGACGAAACTCGCCGCCTGCCAGTTGTACGCGGTATGCACAAACCAGCCATTTTCCGTCAGGCGATTCGCGTACCAGATCTGCTCGTCGGTCATCTTGTTGCGGCCGAACTTCATTTCGATGGACAGGCCGAAGTATCCGCCCCGCGCCACCGGCAAACGAACGTCATGCACGCCCTTGAGCATCCCGGCCGCCTTCGCCTTGCCCGCCTGCCCGATGGTGAGCTTGACGCCGTTCATCGTGCCTTCGAGCAAATCTATATCCGGATAGGTTTTTACTATCGCCGGGTTTCGCGCCCATTGGAAAAGCGCCTGTTGGTGTAGCGCCTCACTCATGGCCGCCAATCTCGCGCTTGATCTGCGCCACGAGATCCCATTCAGATCCAAACTTATCCTGCCAGGTCTTTTGACCGGCATGGAAGGCAACGCCATGGCCTCCCAGGCGGTGATGCGTCGGGCACAAAGGGATCACGTCCATATTGCTCGATCGCTGGCCTTTGCCGACGCCCGAGCGGGGATGATGCAATTCGGCCGGCGTCGCCCCGTGGCCAATATTCCTGCACACCACGCACCCGAGCTCGGCGACCCTGTTCATGTACCGCTTTTCGTCTGCGGTGCTCATAGGGTCTTGGCCTCATAGCGACGGCTGGCCTCGATGCTTCTCCAGCATTCAATACGGGCTTGCGCCGCGACAATCAGCCATCGCAGCTTTTCTTCCTGCTCCACTGCCGTCTTTAGTCCGACCAGCACTTCCATGTAATCAGGATGGGCGTATGCCTCGCGTTCCTGCGCGGCAGATGTGGTGTGTCCCTTCAATTCCGCGTCACGCATCAGAAGGGCTTTTTTTGATTTGCGCCATTCCTCCAGGTAAACCCGGTCGGCTTTGGCTTTGGCGTAAGCGGGCGCATTGTCACGCAGATAGTCCAGCGCCCGAAAGATCGAAATTTCAGATTCATCACTCACTCATTTCTCCAGTCTCCTTGTTGGCCGCGGTTGCCGCGTTCCCATTGTTCTCGGATGTCGTTCAGCAATGTCGCAGCCGCCTTCTCGCCGCGCTTTTGGCCGATGTAGTTGAGCTGCTTGGTGACAGCTTCGCGCCCGTCGTCGCGCCGCATCCGTAGGAAATGGCGGACTTCGCACTGGTGCCGGTGTTCTTCCGAGCTGGTGTCCATATCATTCAGTATGGTGCTAAAAGCCGCCGCGGATCTTTTTCATTTTTTCCCGGTGCTGATGGTCGTCTCGACATTCTTTGCTGCACCAGCGGTAGTTTGGAATTGGCTTTTCCCCGCACCCGTTCAGGCAAACGTCTGTCGGTTCAGGTGGGGGTTGCATTTGCCGCGCCGCAGATATTGCGCGTTCCGTGTCTGCCATCATTCGGTCGTTTGCAATATCTACTTCGTCGTTCATAGCCTTAGATCCTTATCAAAATGGGATGTCGTCATCCATGTCGGCCAGATTGCCCGCGGGCTGACCCTGCGGTGCTGCCTGGCGCTGTGGTGCCTGGCGCGGTGCTGCCGCCTGGCGCTCTTGCTGTTGTGGCTGCTGGCGTGGCTCGGATCGCTGTTGCTGCTGCCCACCGCCGGCAAACTCAAGATCTAGGATACTACCGGACAGCGTGTAACCGAGCGTTCCGTCCTTTTTCTCGTAAGTGCGAATGTTGGGATCTTGCAACGTCGCCACGATCGCCACGCCTTTAACCAGGTAATCGACAAGCGATTCAGCACGCTTGCCGAACAGCGCTGCGTCCACCCATTGCGTCGGCCGGTTGCCGTCCGCGCCCTTCTTGCCGTAGTTGAAAGCGAGCGCCAGATTTGCGACGGCGTTGCCTTCCGGCGTGTATCGCAATTCAGCGTCTCGACCGAGACGAAACAAACCTGTCAGATGTGCCATTTACTTCTCCTTGGTAAATGCCGCCTGGATTAGGATTCCAGTGCAGCTAAAATTTTCGAGGCCTTGCGGGCGTGCGTCATGGCGTCCATGATCTTTGCGCCGATCGCCTGCTTGCTCTCGGATGCCTCGCTGGCCTGCAAACGCGCAAGCTTGACCAGGTGCTCGGTGCCGGCCTTGCTGCTGGCGTCGACCCGAATGCCGGCGACATACATTGTGTAGATCAGGATGCGGACAGGGCGGGGGATGAATTGCACCTGCTCGTAGCGACTGCCGCCCGATTGCGTGATGCCCATCGCCGTCCAAAATGCTTTTTGGGTAAGGCCGGACTGCTCCCGAAGCGCTCTGGCGACCTCTCCGGTGATCTCTTTTTCAGTGGTGACGATCATAGATTGCCTATGTGGTTTGAAAACCATACCATTATATCCTATATGATGGTTGCGTAAAAGGGTATGTGGTGCAAAATGCGACCGGGCAGTGATGGATTTGCTAAATGAACGGTCTGAATCGTCGGTTTTTCGAAGGTTTAATGAAGTCCAAGCGCCTATCGCTTCGCGCCCTGGCGCAGCGTATGGGGATGTCGCACTCACAGCTTAGCTTGACCTTCAACGGCGCTCGCAAGCTGCAACTTGATGAGGCCTCTCAGCTATCCAACATCTTCGGCGAACCGCTGTACCGTATCGTGGAGAACGCCGGCGTCACTGTTCAGCCAATGGCCGGCAAGCGCATTGCCGTGATTGGGGTCGTAAAGGGTGATGGCACCGTAACCTTACACGAGCCTGGAGTGGTCGAACGAACCCAGGCACCAGATGAAATACCAGTAGAATCGGTGGCTGTTCAGTGCCGCACGCACGGCACGCCTCTAGAATGGATGGATGGGTGGCTGTTCTTCTGCCGAGAAGAAACCGAAGTCGATCCGTCGTGCCTCGGGCGCTTCTCTTTGTGCCGGATCAATGACGGCCCCGGCGTCGTCGCAACGGTAAAACGCGGGTATCAAGAGGGTACGTTCAACCTATTTGGCCCATTCACGCGCGAGAACGTAATACTAAAGTCGGCGACGCCGATACTTATAACGCGCAATTAGCAATGCCCCCTCGACTTGCAAAACGCCTTTTCGCACCGCTGCGGTTCTTTTTTCCGAAATAGTGGTTGCATTTCCGCACCGATGGTATGATAATGACATCACTGCCATTTAATGCAGATGTCAAAAACCACCGGAGAACCACATGAAACGAGAAACCATCGCTTTTGAAACCGAAGCCGAATGGCTGGCCATGCGCCGCCAGGACGTGACCTCAACCGAAGCGGCCGCGCTGTTTGCGTCCTCGCCCTACGTTACCGAATTCGAGATGTTCCATCGCAAGACCGGCACGCTGCCGGGCGATAGCTTTGAAGCCAATGAGCGCATGATCTGGGGCAACCGCCTTGAAGCTGCGATCGCCGCCGGCATTGCCGAGGACTACGGCCTGATCGTTGAGCCTTTCAAGGTTTATGTGCGGATCCCCGAGCTGCGTATGGGCTCATCCTTCGACTTCAAGATCGTCGGCATGGTCGATGGCTTTGAGGGCGACCAGAGCGCCCGCGATATGTTCCGCGCCCATGGTGCCGGCATCATGGAAGTGAAGAACGTGGACGGCCTGCAATTCAAGCGCGGCTGGATTGAGGAAGGCGAGACGATCGAAGCGCCTGTCCACATTGAATTCCAGGTTCAGCACCAATTAGAAGTTGCTGATCTGAATTGGGCGCTGATCGCCCCCTTGGTAGGCGGCAACACACCGAAGGTTGTCATCCGTGAGCGCGATCGTGACGTGGGCGCGGCCATCATGGAGCGTGTGACGACCTTCTGGAAGCGCGTCATCACCAACACGCCGCCTGAGCCGGACTACCTGAACGACGCCGAGACGATCGGAAAACTCTACGTCGATAACGATGGCTCGGCTATCGACCTGTCCGATAACGCAACGCTGATCGCACGCTGCATCGAGTACAAGCAGGCGGCCAAGGAAGCTAAGGACGCAGACGATCGCAAGAAGGCCGCTCGCGCGGAGATCCTGACGATCATCAAGGCGGCCAAGAGCATCACCACCCAGGGCTTCAAATTGTCTGCCGGCACCAACAAGGCGGTATTCAAGGCCTACCGTAAGGAAGCAGGCGAGCGCCTGACAATTACGCTCAGCCAGACCAAACCCGTGGACATCGAGGCACACGTCGAGCCTTTCCGCAACGTCCGCATTACGGAGCTCGCATAATGGATCACTACATCCTCGTCGAAAACGTCCGCCCTGAGCCAGGGCAGACACAACAGATCATCAAGGTGCTGCGTTCGTTCCTGAGCGAAGAACGTGCGCTGGAGGATCTGGAGCTGCTGAGCGACACCAATGAGCAAGGCAGCTACAGCGTGTTCAAGATCCAGCACATTGACACCTAATCGCACCATTCAACACCAAACGGAGTCAAACAAAATGAACGCACCAGTCAACGTCATGAAGGATCTGAGAGCCACGCTCGAAGGCCCGATGCGCAGCGAAATCGCCAAGGCGCTACCCAAAGACATCGACCCAGACCGCTTTATTCGCACAGTCATAACGGCCGTGCAGATGAACCCCAAGCTGATCGACGCCGACCGTCGCAGCCTATTCGGCGCGTGTATGCGTGCTGCCCAGGACGGCTTAATGCCTGACGGGCGCGAGGCCGTGCTCAACATCTACCCAACCAAGATGAAGGAGGGCGGCAAAGAGTACTGGACTGACGTTGTGCAATTCCTGCCGATGGTGCGCGGGCTGCTGAAGGCCATGCGCAACTCGGGCGAGGTGGCCAGCGTCGATGCGGCCGCGGTCTACGAAAAGGACGAGTTTGCCTTTGAGCGCGGCGACGAGCCCCGCATCGTACACCGCCCCTACATGGGCGCGGAGGAAGCCGGCGATGTGATTGCCGCCTACGTCATCGTCAAACTGAAGAACGGCGAGACGCACCGCGAAGTGATGTCCAAGCGCGACATCGAGAAAGTACGCGCCGCGTCGAAGTCTGCGAACGGCCCCGGTTGGACGAAGTGGTACGACCAGTTCGCCATTAAGTCCGCGATCAAACGCGCCTACAAACTCCTGCCGTCGTCATCCGACCGCCTCGATCGCGTCATCGAGCACGACAATGACGCCATGGGGGTTCGACGGCCTTCAATCAGCGTGGCGTGAGCGCGGAGATCCCGGCACGCACCCGTCAACGCAGATCGAGNNTGATCCNAACAACGTACGTCGCGCCTCGGCCTCGCTCATCAAGTCCAAGCAGCCGGCCGAAGTCATGCAACAGCCTGACGACGTTCCTGAACCCATGCAGGCAGCGGAGTAATGACCATGACGAAACGAATGACAGAAGTGGATCTGGCCAAGCGCTTGGACATCTCAACGCGCACCCTTCAGCAATGGCGCAGGGCGGGGATCGGCCCCGCCTTCATCCGGATCGGGCAAAATACCATCCGGTACCGCGAAGAAGATGTGCTCGCCTACGAGGAAAGCAAAATCGAAGGCGGCGCAGGCGTCACCGAGCCCGAAGGCTGGCGGCAGACCATGAAGCGGGCAGCGTCATTTTTGGACAACATCGCCAAGTGGAAGATCCAATCCGACACTAAAGCCCGCATACAAGCCCTCAGCGCCGATCTGAAGCGGCTTTTGGAGAAGAAGCCATGAATTGCACCTGCAAGTCCTACGCGTTCCCGCATCGCCCCAAGTCAGGGCGGTGCATGGCGGGCGCTGGCAGCCTGTTCTGCGGCGCGTGCGGCGATCCCTGTGAAGCCAACGAGGTTGACCAGGGTATAGGCGCTTACGAGGCCTGGGGGCGCTGTGGCGTCGATACCTGCATGGCCACTGTGAGCGACTGTTGCGAGGCAGACGTGTTTGAGAACGCCAGTCTGACAATCCCATACGAATTAGAAGCGCAATACTGACCGCACCGAATGGTGCTCTAGGAGAAAGGAATGAAATCAGCAAAACTAGCATTGGCCGCGTTCATCTTGGCCGCAGCACCACTCGCCCAGGCGATCGAAGTATGGACGGCTACAAGCAACAGCGGCGGCAAGATTGTCATCACCAGCCGCGCGTGTCCGGACGAAGCAAAGTTGCGGTCAGGCTACGCAGTCGGCAGCGGCGGCCGCTACCAGTCCTTCTGTTGGGTTCTTATGGATGGGATGATCCACGCGGTTTACAAGGACGGCAAGCGGTACGTCTATGACCCGAGCAATTTTGAGCGCTCGCCCGCATCATCCGATCCAAAGAAGGAGGGGTGAGGACATGACCGAAGATCAAGAATTTGAATTGTTGGAACAACGCTTAAGCCACGAGCGCGATGTGAAAATTTTTAGGCAGGGCTCGATTGCCGCGGAACAATTCATCCGGATGTACCAGAACGAGCTCGGCATCATGTCGCTGCGCAAGGCTTTTGAGCTCGGTTTTCGCGCGGGCGCGGGGAGAAAGGAATGAACGAACGAATCATAGAGCTTGCTCAAGAAGCGGGTTTCATGTTGGTGACAGGTGACGCATTTGATGAAAACGCTTGGTTTGAGTGTTTCCCTGACCAGATTGAACGCTTAGCCGAGCTAGTAGAGGCTGCTGCTGTTGCAAGAGAACGAGAGAGAATTATAAAAATCCTCAAAGGTATAGACCAGACTGAAATGGAATCTGAGGATGGCTACTGGGAAACATTTTCGGGCGCAGAATTTGGCGCAAACATAATTAAACAAATCAGAGGTAGAACAGAATGAAATTTGAAATGATCTTCGCAATTCTTTTTGCGGTTGCTGTGTTTATGCAGTTACTACCGTTAATTTTATTGCCTTGAGGAGAACAGAATGATTGACGCAATGAAGCAAGCGTTGGAGTGGATTGAGGCGCAGCCAGACCCACGAATGATTACAGCGGGCGCTGTTTGTGTGGCCCTACGCCAAGCCATTGAGCAAGCAGAGAAGCAAACTTCTGCCGCAAAGTTTTGGCAGGGAGTATATCCAGACGGTTGGACTGCCGAACGAGTCGAAGCTGAAATGACCGATTACTACAATTTATTGGACGGTATGGATTCGCTTATTGATTACGTTACTGGCGGCGCAATCAGCAAACCTTTAACAGACAAAAGCGTTATCAGAATGAAGCACGATGAACACGTTAACAAGATGATTGAAGAAGCCATCCAAGAAGCCACCCTGCAAGAGATCAGCGACATCGGGCAGAAGATCGAGCCTGCATCTCGCCTGTACTCAATCGAACCGCACGGTAATGGCTACGCTATTTATTGCGGTCGCAGCTTGTTCCACCACGGCATGAACATTGGGCATCTGACTGAGGTAACACCCGCCGCAATCAAACTGATCGAGGACGCACTGAATCAAAAAACAGGGCTTGAGAAGCAAGAGCCTGTGATGGAGGTTCAATCTTTTGGGGAGAGGCAGGTGTTCGTGCTGCTTAAACCTTTGAGAGATGGCGATAAGCTCTACGCCGCACCACCCAAGCGTGAACAAGCAGAGAAGCAAAATCCTATTGCTTGGCTAGAGTCCAGTGATTGGGGTGAACTTTTTGTATCGAGAGAAAGGATAGGAAGTTTTCCTGTTTTTACCGCACCACCCAAGCGGGAGTGGGTCGGGCTGACGGATGAGGATATTTTAAATGTCGCCGACCCTTTTGGGGCGTTTCAATATGGTGACGCTCAGGGACACAAGCGCATTGAATTTGCCAGAGCCATCCTCGCATTAGCAAAGGAGAAAAACACTTGATCCCCCCACTCACTGACTCAGATCCAACATGGCACACAGACATGAGTAAAGCCCCGCATGGCAGAAAACTGATTGCTCTCAATCCATCAGGCGTGGCCGTGTTTGCGGTGCTGTCGTCACGCAATCTGAAGGATTTTCAGGCCTGGTATCCATTGCCGAAAGTAAAACGCTGAAAGACTTACCAAAAAGGAATCATTATGAGCCATTACGAAAAAAACCATTTCCCGCGCGGCCAAGTCCGCCTGATGCTACTTGATCTTTCAAAGACCTATCCTGAGATGATTGACGCCGCGCTGGCGATGATCGACGCGGCCGAGAAGGACACGTTCGATAACATCGTGCGCAAGCTGCTCGCGCTCAAACCTTCGACCGCACGCGAGATAGAGGCGCTATCGGGTTTCAGTCTGGATGAGGTGCGCAAGAGGCTGAAACTGATGCAAAGCGACGGCGAGATCCACGTCATGGGCTACACCATGGAGCCGTGGAAGCGACACCGCAGCAAAATCTTTCAATACGGGCAGGGCGTTGACGCGCCATATCCGTACCAGGCTCGCGTGCGGAGGCCTGAACCGGACAAACCGAAAAAGAAGAAGATTATGCAAGCTTCCAGACCCAAGAAGGCCGTGGAAGCACCGCAACCCACCCGCGTCGTGCCCAAGCGAGACGTCGCCGCGGCTTGGTTCTAGCGGTTGCCAAATCGAACCATTTGGGGCTTGATCGAACCATAGTGATTCGAGGGGCACCCAATGGAACGACTGTTACGCCTGCGCGACGTGATCGACCGCACCGGACTGGCCAAGTCCACCATTTACCGCAACATCAAGTGCAAGAGCTTCCCCGAGCCCGTCAAGGTCGGGGCAGGCGCGTCCAGGTGGCGCGAATCTGATCTGGCGCGGTGGATCTCAAACCTTCAGGCTGCGGGATTATCCAGGTAATCGCTCCACCATTGCATCATCTTGCGCCGGCCAGGCAGCCACTCGGCCGAATTGTAAGCGCCGCGCACGTCATTGCCCTCGACGTGAGCCAGTTGTCTTTCTATGAAGTCGCGGTTGAAGCCGTGCTCATTCAGGATCGTGGACGCCATGCCGCGGAACCCGTGCACGGTCATGCGCGAATGGTAGCCCATGCGATACAGGGCAAAGAGCATTGTGTTCTCGCTCATCAAGCCCGCCTTCCCGCGCGAGGGGAACAGGTAAGGGCTGTCGCCGGCAAACTCGCGGATCTTGGGCAGCATGGCGGCCACCTGGCGCGAGATCGGGACAAGGTGCTCGCGTCCCATCTTCATGCGCTCGGCCGGGATCCGCCACAGGTCGCCGTCAAACTCTGACCATTTCGCAAACCGGACTTCGCTCGTGCGCACGAACGTATGCAGCGTAAGCAGAAGCGCCAGCCGGGTTTGCTCACTGCCGTCGTAGGCTGCGAGCTTGCGCATGAACGTCGGGATCTCGCCGTCCTTGATCTTGGCGAAGTGTTGCACTTTCGGCTTGGGCTTGAGGGCGTCCGTCAGATCCGCGGCCGGGTTGTACTTGGCGTGACCTTCCGCGATCGCAAAGCGGAACACGGCGCTGATCGACTGGCGCAGCCGCTTGGATATGTCGAGCGCCCCCCGTTCCTCGACCTTGCGCAAGAGAGCCAGCACGTCGGGCGGCTCGATGGCGTCGATCGTTCGCCGGCCAATCACCGGGAATACGTCGCGCTCAAGTCTGTTCAGCACCCGGAAGGCGTGCGCCTCTACCCACTCGGCCTTTTCCTTATCGTGCCAGCGCCGGGCGAATGATTCGAAGGTGCGCTCATCCTGCGCCTTGGCCTGTTTCTCGGACGAGGGATCTTTGCCGGCAGCCAACAGGCGCTTGGCCTCTAGGCGCTTCTCGCGGGCGGCCGCCAGGGTGATAACGGGGTACTGGCCAAGAGCTAAGGCTTTTTGTTTGCCTCCAAACCTATATCCGAAGCGCCATGATTTCCCGCCAGAGGGAAGAATCAGCAAATAAAGTCCCCCTCCATCGCTCAATTTCTTCTGCTTGGGTGCGGGTTTGGCGTTGCGGCACTGCGGGTCGCTGAGTGGCATTGTTGGTCAATCCCATGCTGTTCATTCACAGGACGACAAATAACCCACATCTTGACCAGCAACAAATCGCGACGCCCATGGACGCACTGGAACCGCATGGGACGTTAACCCACTAAGATTAAAGGGCTATGTGGTCTGTCTGGGACAATATTACCCTCCCTGGGAGGGGGTAGTGGAAGCGGAGGAGGCTGCCACAACAAAGACGTATCATGCTGAATTTATTACGAGTTATGCTATGCCGGATACTTGTTGACCAACAATATGACCAGCATGATAAAGGGACAGAATGACACAAGGTTGGACGCGCTAGGCAAGCGGCAGAAAGTTTCTTCTGCCAAATTCAGCGTGATGCTCAAGGCTCAAAAGGTCGTAATAGAAAGCAGCTTCAAACTCTGATGCAAAGCCGTCTTTGCTAATGCGCCTTTGGTCAATTCGAATCTGCACACGCCAGCTTTGCTTGCTGCTATCCCAAGACACTCCCTTGAAGATCGAGCTCGTAGCAGAGCGCTTAAGCCTGTTTCGCACGTTTGCCTCAAAGGTCACGAAGCGCAAATTTTCGCGACGATTATCCAGGCTGTCGCCATTGATGTGATCCACGATCTCACCTTTGCCGGCACCAATAATCAATCGGTGTAGATAGACAGTTTGTAGCCCTTCATCCACCTTCATGTTTAGCTTGACGTACCGATTCCGGTCTTTGTCGATGACACGCCATGCGCCCATCTCAAGATAATGCTCGTCCTCGGCGTCAATGGTGACGCTAAAGCCGCTGATGATGACTGTTTTGGATGTATTCATGTCCGCTGCTGCCCGAAGTTAAGGGGGTCAGCACCCCGATCAGGTCAGGGTGGCGGCGTCTCACGACGTTAGCTTTGGGAATGCCGGTTACGGTTCCGGCTCAGGCGATTAACCCTGACGTAGGGAGTCACTGAACAAAGTGAACAGTCATATTACCACACGCTTGTCATTCTCTCCGGGTAAAAAACCCCCCACCGTAAGGCAGGGGGAAAAGCCGCCGAAGCGGCCCCGGAGAAGATCATTGCGCGTGGAGGTTCTTTGCTCGATTGTTATTTCCGCGAAGCGCAAGAGAGACGTCTTCGTCTTTTCGTTTCGTTCCGACATCGGCTTAGGNNTTTTGCGGGTCATGCTTGATATAGACGCGGCTAATCTTGGCCTTTGTTTCTTCGCTCATTGGCCGGCGTTCCCGAAACGGCTTCTTTTCGCCAAGCCCACGGCCTTTGTGAGCCTCGCTTAGCTTACGCTTCGTTTCTTCTGAATGCTTATGCCCCATTTTGCCATTGGATATATTCATGCAGGCTTGCACAGACCTTTTGGCACCAAGATGATTCCCGGCTTTGGGCACACTATTGTAGCCATGTCGATACGAATTGTAGGCATCAATCGCTATCTGCTCATACAGAATAAGATCTTTTGATGAGCAAAGAATCTCAACAGCAAAAACAAAATTGCTGCTTCCATGCTTATTCCATGATCGCTGTAGCTTGACTGAGTGGTGTTGATTTTTCTCCAAGATCCGCTTGTGCTCATTTGCCCTGGCTCTAATTGAGACGGACGAGCCTATGTAGCGCTTGCCTGTGGCAATATTTGTGATCGAGTAGACACCACTGGCACGCGAGATCATTTCCTGGTGGCCTCTAATTGCTTGACCCACTCGTGGCAGGTTTTGGCATAGGCCGCGGCTTCGTCTGCCCTTCTGGCTTCGCGAAAAAGTAATCCCGCAAGGTTGTCTGAAAGTTTGACGCCGGGGGAGGGCTTAGAAGGACTGCCGGCGGGGACGGGAGCGCCGGACACGGGGCAATCACCTGCGGTGGCGTGACGGTCGTACAGCCCGCTAAACTCAGTAGCGAGACGCAGATTATCAGCCAGTGCTTCATCGAGTTTCGTTCGGGTTTCATTGCTGGCTACCTCCAATTGCTGCGCGATACGGTTGTGCTCGCGTTCGGCGTTGATCGCCTTGAGCGTTGCCTCTTGCAGCTTGTCGGCAGCGTCGATCCTCATTGTCGCGATAACGATCTGGTACTTCGATTCCTTGTAGTCGGCCGTGATCCACCAGGCGGACGTCGCGCCGGCGATAAAGGCCGCCCCGATGGCGATGATGGTGGTTTTAACGTCAAGCATTTGGCTTCTGCCATTTGTCGTCGATCGTGGCGAAGCCGA